ACACCTGAGTGATGTCCTGATCAGCAACAGCTGTTCCGGATGTTAGTTTATTTCCTGTAACAACTAGTGTTAGAGGATTGTCTCCGATCGATTGCTTTCCGCGACCGTAGACGGTTTCGATTATAGACCCAGGTACTTTGTCTGAATCTACGAAACCAGGAATGATAATAGCCATTACTTGTCAGCCTTTACTGACTCGGGTTTTGCCGAAGTCTGGATAGGTTTGGTTGGTGTTATATACAGCGGCTCAACAGAACCGAACCGCTCGTAAGCGTTTTCTGCTGTTTCAGCATCAAACTTAGTCACTGCCTCTTCCTTGATTTTCGCCAGCTTCTTTACCGGATCTTCGAAAGACACACCCGCCTCAATTGCAGTCTCTTTGTCCGCAGCGATCAGATCGCCACGACGGATAGCGTCTATGTAATAGTGGGTTCTAGGAATCTCAACAGGATCGCTTTCATAAGTGATCCTTATATCGTGTTGAGCCGGATTTACTTCCATCTCAACACCAGCAACTCTCATGCGAAGAGGAGATTGTACCTGTACGACATTGGTAATTGTCGCTCCAACATAACCAGGGGTAGGACTATGTTCGAATCCATCGAATGGAAGTCGTCCTGCAGGGCGACCAAGATGATCTATATAAGTATATGGATTAGGATGAACCCTGAGTTTTTTTGAAGGAAAAGGCATTAATTGTCCTAAGTTGTCGGAACTAGTTTAGATATAGAGAAGTCGCCAGAGCTGACGGTCTCGTTTAGTTTAGACGGCGCTCTATTGGCCATCGTGATGGAATCGAAAGAGTTGTTCCACTGGGTTATCTCATGGATTTTTATAACCACAGTGAAGGCTGTGTAGTCAGCGTAATCGCGACCTTTTTGAATAGTAACTCTATCCGTTTTCGCGCTTACCAAGTAAGGAGGTCTATAGAAGCCAGCTCGTGTCATCAGGCAACTACCTAATGTTTTGGCAGAAGGATCGTCGTCAGACGGGTCAATCCAAACAGGACTTCTTCCTAACTCTAGAGCACGAGAAATTACCTTCTGAAAGCCATTGACACCTGTTGATCTAAGTGCTCTTTTTGCCTGTACAGCATTCTGCGGAACCCACGTAACAGAAACGTCTGTACATGTTTCATTCCAGTCGTCAGAGATTTGCTCGTCGTAGGCCATCGAGCGATAGATGAATATGGCCGGAAGATCACGTTCGTTAAACGTCTCGTCTGGCTCACCAACCTCGTAAGTCTCAACAAACTTTCTGTCTGGGTTTACAGCTTGCCATGATGGTCCAAGTTGATAATTAAGGCATGCTTTAAAATATGCTCCAATGTAATCAAGGGCAGGATCATGAACGGATTCGTTTTGAGCTGGTATCTGAACTGGAAAGTTCAGCGCTCCATAAGTATCAGACATTCCACAACCTTCCAGCTCTAGTCATAGTATTTCTTAATTCATGCACTAATACTTCGAGAGCTTTGTATTTTCCAAACACCATAAAAGGGTGAGGTCTGGCACCTGGATGGCGAACAATCTTAGCGAAGACCGAGACGCCGTTTACTTTCCAGCGCAAAGCGTGACCGCGACCAACTCCAATGTCATTGTCACCTCTTCTTGTTTGTCCTCTGCGAGTTGGTCCGCTATAACCGTTCTGTTCCTTTGGCCGGATTATGTGAGGAGGCGTTCCATTCTCAACATATACAGAGTATTTCTCTTTAGAGAAGATCTCCCATCTTGCAGATCTGACTCCAGAGTATACCGGCTTAGCGGTTATGCCGGCGCGAAGGTTTCCGGTTCTGTCTTTAAACTGACCAGCGAACTGAGCGTGTTTAGCTCCTGCTCTAGCCGCGAGTTTTGGTGCTACAGAAACTCCGGTCTGTAAAACGTCGATTGTTCGTCTTACCTTATCCCGGAAGGAACTAAGATCGACAGAACAGCTAAACATTTTTTCGCCATGGCTTCTGAGTTAATAGCTTGTAAGACTGAAACAGAAGCTCACTTAACTGGTGAGGGCCTATCTCTAAAGCATGAACAAGCTCTACTTCCCAACCATGCTTATAGGACATGGTTATGGATGTTATATATTTTGCAACTGGAGAATATCGACGAATCCATACAAACGCTTCGTCTTCTTCTCCCTTGAATACGGGGCCTAGGTTAAAAATTACTTTAAATGAATGAGTAAGCATTTTACCACCCAGGGAAAAGGTTCGGATCTTTGCCGACCATAAAAACGTGGCTTACAGCGCGACTATCTTCCTGCCGTCAACTGAAGCCTCGGGAATAACCAGCGGCTATTCCTTTACTGAAATCTGTGACACAAACTTTTCGTTATACAGTGACTTGACAGAACACATGACATCCATTAGATGGTCATCCGACCAAGACAAAGGAACGAGAAAGCTAATATCTACGCCGTTAACATACGAAAAACATACCGAAGCGATCATTCCTCTGATCTCTGAATCTTTGATAATCCAGTCGAAAGCTTCTGTCCTGAGACAGTTCTTTGGGAACGAGAGAAATAATGTTTCTGGTTTTTCTTTGAACTGCATCAATGAACTAATTCTCTCAGAGTGTTATCAGACGTTCTGGCATACCGTGTATATACGTGCTCATTGAACGCAGACGGAACCATAACAGGAGCTTTCTTGATCCATTCTGGATTCCGATACGTCAATGCGCCTGGGTTAACAGGAGCTACCGGTGCGTTTGCAAACGTGCCACATAAGTGGCATTTTTCGCAATCATCACAATAGTCGTGGTCGCACTCTGGTAAGCAATCTTCGCATAGTGACATTAGAAGTCGCCTCCATTATACTGTCCACATGGCCCATCAATGATAGTTCTAGGGCCTCCAGCGAAGTAAACGCCACCAACAACAGATGGTTTAGGTTGTACGGGAACATCAACTAAATATTGTTGTCCGGTGCAAACCCGCTCCATGAATGCTCTAGCGTTATCCAATGCGCCAACCCCACCACGAACATCATCTCCGTAAGTACGAACGTACTCTGGGTGGCGCATGTAACAGAACGGGATAGCAAAATTCAGCGCTGCTTGCTTGAGCATAGCGCTTAACGGCGATTGAACAACTGGAAGTTGAAGATTTGGGTAAGCGCGCATGAGATATGAATTGACTTCCACCTCGGCGCGCTCTATGATCTCATCTACAACTTCAGCTATTTCAGGAGCGTTTATGTCTCCGATATTATCGTCATCACAAAGCGCTAAAACCGTCGTGGGTGATATCGCTTTGACAATTGTCTCTAAAGTAATATAAGCACCCACGACTATTCCTTACTGGTGAGCTCCGGTCAAAAGAGCGCCGGCCACCGTCGAGGTCATCACTTCAGCGTCGTTATGCACAACAGCAACAACCTTACCACCACGTGGACCGCGCTTTGGATCGAAGTAAGAGCGAACCAAGAAGCCGCCTTGCATCGTGCCATCGGAAGCTCCACCGTTTGCACCGTTCCAACGGAACGTGCGAGCAGTCGAGATCGTGGTTCCGCCGCTTGGAACACCAGCATCCGCATGGATCAGGGCTACGTTATCGCCCCACATGTAACCAATTCCAGAAGACGCAAGCGCCTTACGAGAACCGATAATGAATGGAGGCAGTTGCAGCAAAGACGAGATGTCATTTGCACCAGGGATTGGAGCGGTACCATTCTTGTACGTAATGTACTTCTGCACGTTTGCGTTCTGCATGAAGTCATGGTACGTACGTTCGCTCATAACGACACCAGTCACTTCGACAAGCGAAGCTTCGATAGCCGTGAAGAGATCGCGAACCGGGTCAGACGAGGCGCCACCGTTCCACTTTGCGCCAGAGGCGATAGCGGTAACAGTACCACCCGACCAGTTAGAACCAGTCATGAGCAAGTTAGCAGCACGACGTTCACGAGCCAAACGGATCGCCGTCATGCAGCGAACAACCGCCTGACGCTCAGGATTCAACGCGCTATCCGCATTCGCTTGAACTTCAGAAGCAACGAACGACTGCACGCCGTAGCTGGTGCAGTTGTAGTTGGACTGAGACAGACGAGGAGAGATTTCGGCCATCGCACCGCCAGGAGCAACTTCAAGAGTCGTCACTTCCTGGAACACGTCATTCTTATCCCAGGTGTAGAACTTATCGGAGTTCTTAGCCACCGGAAGCAGAGGAATAACCTGATCTGCGATCATGCCCTTGTCAGCAGACTGATATCCAGCCGCGTAGTTTGCCAAGGCTGAGTCAATGTGGACATCGGCAACACCGAGATCCATCGTCACCAAGCGACCCGTAGCAGGATCCGTCATGGTGCGGGTGTTGTTATGCAAATCGAGCGTCCAAACGATCGCTGGATTGTCGATGTCGCGTACTTGAGTAGTTGTCATTTTAGTATTATGAATCTTTCTAAGAAATTAGGCGTTCTTGGCGCGATCGACGAGTACGAGAACCTTATCTCCGGACACGGCCGTCGTTACGCCTGTCACGGCGATACCGATTTGATATTTACCAGTGGTCTGCGCGGTAACAGAACCAGTAGAGTCAGACATCAGCGGGTCACCGGGAGCGAACGTTGCTCCCACGGTTGGGTTAGCAAGCGCGATACCCTGAACACGCATGATGCCGCTCTTGCCGGCTGGAATCGCGCTAACCAAGAAACCAACGGCTTTCACGTCGGAGGCTGGGAGAGTAACGCCGGGAGCGCCTGAGGATGTAGCTACGTTGGTCGTGTCAAAGATAACAGCAACGCCTTCGTTCAACGTCGATCCACCGTAATTGTGAACCGGAATGTCCAGAAGGTAAGTTGGTGTTAGTTGATTAATTACTGCCATTTGTTATATGTTTCCTTTTGTTTAAACGTGGCTAATTAACCAGCCATCAGGGTTGCTTGCTCTTTGAGAGCCATGTCGAATTGTTTGTCGTAATCAAGACCTGGGTTCTTAGCCTTGACATCTTCGAGAATCTTGGATAGATCAGGGATAACTTTGACAGAACCAGCCTTAGCCGCAGGAGCAGCGTCAGAAGCTGTTACCGTACGAAGAAGAATTGCCTTATCTGGAGTTACCTTTGGGTAAAGCTTCTCGAACAGCTCTGGCTTAGTAGACAGAGTGATTGCCATGGCTTCTTTGTCATCGTCAGATAGTTTCTTAACTTCCTTGTAGGTCGAGAAAGCTTCATCAACACGAGCCGCAGCAACAGCCGCATCACGTGTCTTAATTTGCTCGTTCAGCTGAACAACAACAGCGTCAGCGGCTGCCTTATCAGCCAATGCAGCCGTTAGTTTAGCCTCAACATCCTTCAGTTGAAGGGTCAGTGGCGAGGTTGCGTTAGCTACAGCAGCAGCAACGGCCGCTTCGAGCTTCGTATTGTGCTCGGATAGTGTAATGGTATCCATTATCTTTTCATTTTCTTTCGGAATAATGACGGGCGCAGGAGCGTCGTCAGGTTTTTGGGTGGCGACAGACACCATGTCTGACATCTCCACGCCCTCAGATTCTTCTAACTCTTCTTCCATTTCGGAAGCCTCATGCTCAATCACGGCATAAATCATGTTGCCGATTGCATTGAGCATATTGTCCAGTGTCGTGTCCGCGGGCATACGCATGAACTCGCGTAGCTTTGGGATATAATTTCCAAGATTTACACCTTGAACGGTAGCGTTTGAGTCGCCGCCGGCTAACGTGCAGAGTTCACGTAGTCGCTCTACCTTCTCTAGCATCGAGTCAGGGCTCGACATGTCGTCCATGTTGAGCATGCTTCTGAATCGAGGCAGGTATTCGTTGTGATGAAGCGCGTATCCGGAGCTATCATCCAAAGATCTGATGTCTTCTTGGCTAATTTCACTGCATAGGAATGCTGTATACTCTGAATCAGATGCTAGAGCGGGAGGAAGTTCCTTTAAAAAGGGTCTCAGAGTAAGAGCGGCACTAGATAATTTAGCCCCAACAACCTCTCCTGTCTTTCCGTCCTTAGCTCCGAACCTAATTGCCGGACTAATGTACTTCATTTCGCCAGATTTGATCTTCTGGCGAGCCTGATCGGTCCATTCTACGAGCCCATACAAGCCATCCGGACGACTTTGAACGTCTTTTATCCATCCAGAAGCAACAGCTTCGCCTCTCGCCTTAGCAGTTGACTCAGAAACTGGCATTTCAGCGGCGTGTTCGTAGTCAAACGGGACATCTATGC